CGCCTTGTAATAAAGTGGTCTTGTTGTAATTCGCTGTGGTAAAGTTGATGGTCATTTAATAATGTTTGTATATCCATATTACGCTCCTTTTATAGTATCAATTTGCGTTACTAATTCAAGAAGTTCTGCTTTTAACTTATCTTCTTCTTTATTAATAAGATATTTTTGTGCTTGATTATACTTTTGCTCAACTTCATCTCTTTGCTTATCGTAAGCTGATGTATAAGAATCAGCTGTAATTGCTGCTCCTAATTCAGCATCTTTAATATCAGCTAAATCGTATTCTCTAAGAAGTCCTGTTAAAGTTGATACCTTTGAGAAGAACTCTTGTAATGGCATCTTTAACGCATTGTTATTATCTGCGATATAGTCTGCCTTGTACTCATTTATTTTTGTTACATTGTTTGTTATAAAAGTTGATAATTTCATTTTAATCCTCCTTTAAATTGATGATGCTGCTAAATAATATCTCGCAGGTATAGGCATATCTGACTTACTCGCCCATGTATCAGGTGTATATTCATCACAATCCACTAATGTTTTGCCACCGCATATATATCCACTTACGCCTATAGTTGTCGCTGTTAATTGCCTTCTTGCAGGTATAGGAGTATTTGTCTTGCTTGCCCATGTATCGGGCGCATATTCATCACAATCCTGCACATCACCACTGCTGCTAAAACCCCCATAAACGTAACCACTTGAACCTATAGTGCTTGCTGCTGCCAATCTTCTAGCAGGTACTGGCATGTCGGTTTTATTAGCCCAAGTGTCGGGCGTGTATTCATCACAATCTTGCAGGTTAGAACCACCAAATCCGCCATAAACATAACCGCTTGAACCTATTGTTGATGAACTTAATAACCATCTGCCAGGTGTTGGCATGTCGGTTTTATTAGCCCAAGTGTCGGGCGTGTATTCATCACAATCTTGCAATTCAGATTCAGATAAATCAGAACCCCCATAAACATAGCCGCTAGAACCTATTGTACTCGCTGATAGATAACCTCTTGCAGGTGTAGGCATATCAGTTTTATTCGCCCAAGAATCAGGCGTGTATTCATCAGTGTCTTTAATACTTCCAGCATTCCCTCCATAAACATATCCGCTACTACCTATTGTTGACGCAGCCAAGCCTGACCTAGCAGGCGTTGGCATATCTGATTTAGATGTCCAAGTATCAGGTACATATTCATCTGTATCTTGCAATGCCGAACCACTACTGCCCCCATAAATATACCCTGCACTAGCTCCTCCACCTCCACCACTACTCCCTACAAATACATAGTTAGTAAGCGCTATTCCTAATTTAAGCAATGGCATTATATACCACCACCTCACCACTTGTTAAAGTGATGCTGTTCCACTTGCCAAATAAAATTGTTCCTTCTCGAATGGCTGTAAATGCTGTTAAGTCAGGATTGTTTGCTCCTGTTACATCACCTTGTGCTGATACTACTGCCTCTGCTATTACTTGCATTGCAACAAAGTAAAAACCTGCATCGGGTGTTGTAGCACTCGTGTCAGTTATTGCTTTACCTCCAGCTGCTCCCATTGATTCAATTATCTTTTGGTCAGCTTTATTTGATAATCCACTCATTTTATCACCCCTTCATTATTATGATTCATATATTACCGTTGAATAATCTACTATTGTTGCTGCGTTGCCTAAGTTTTCTAGCTCAACTAAATAATTCTTTGTCTTGTCTAGTATCAAGAAACTATAGCTTGATGATTCACTACTAAAATGTTTACTAGAAAAAGCGTGTCTTTCTATTAATGCACTACCTTTGGCACTTCCAGTTGCTCCAGCGGTTATAGCAAATTGCTTGGTATCAGAACTGTTACGATTAGGATTAAAAGTAGTAACAGGTGTTCCACCGCTGTAATCAGTGCTTTCATATACCATTAGCTTTACATCTTCAGTTCCTGAATTAACTGATACTGGTAACACGAAAACAAATTTGTCTTCATCTACTCCCGATAAGTCTAATAGGAAATTAATAGTAGTTGAACCTGCTATTGTTACACTAGACGCTATTGCGTGTCCTTGCCCTCTGACAATTCCATCATCGTTATATGAAGTTGCAACAACCCCACTCTTTGAGTATGAAAGTGAGTTCAGTATTTTACCTTGTAAGTAGTTGCTAACTCCTAGCATCTAATCACCCATTTCTTGTTATGATTTATTTTATAAATTCTTGTCTAGATCCCAACATATCAACTGGAATGTGAACATCAAAGTTAATTGCTGGTACTGTGCCTGTGTATGGGTCTGCTCCTGCAAACTCCCCACTATCATTGCTAGTATCTCTTATAAGTCTTATCTGCAATATAGACGATGTACCTACATCTTCAGGCGGTGTTATAGAGCCAAAATTACATATATTAATTATTGTTCCACTCGTATAAGTGAAAGCAGGGTTATTACATGGAACATCTGTCCACGCTGTAACCTTAGCCTCTCCGTTACGTTGCCATCTATGTTGCATTAGCCAGTTAGGAGTTGCATCCTCTGATTGAAACCAATGGATATGAGGTCTAACACCTGTTACTTCATCCCAATCATGGTTTATCTGTACATTCATTAATACATAATCATCTTCATTTGCATTAGAGTCAAAATCAACTGTTCCTTCAGTGTAGTTATAATCAATCCTACCAGCACTTGAAAATAACCTTTGCCCTACTAATGATTGTAGCTCATCTCTCCAACAAGTCGCTTCTCCCCTCGCTACTAATGTTCCATCTGTTTCTACCTCTGTATAATTGCCAGCGTCTGAATTACCCATCCTTAACGCCTCTCTAAGCTTTGATAATATAAATGCCAAATTCTAAACCTCCTTCTCAGTTATTAGATATTGGATCACCTCCTATCCATGCTTTTTCTTATGTGAACTTAATCCACCCTTATTCTTAGCAATGAACCCGCACACATCACATTGAAGTTCGTTAGTTTCCGTTTTAAGCTGTTTTTCTTCCTTAATCGGTTTCTTATCCATATCTTCTACTTTATAGCCTAATTTCTTTATTTTAAGCATTACATCATCTGTAAACTTGCTTTCATCTTCTATTAAATATTCACCGTTATCATCAAAGGTAAATAGTGCTATATTCCTACCTAACATTCTACGCTTGTAATTCTTCCTATATAGCTTATTCATGCCTCTCTCTTTCTTAGGCTTCATAAATACACTATTAGGTACTGCTCCTGTTATCTTCCTCATATATACACCTCTTTCATATAAAAAAAGAAGGGAAGAAATTAATCCCCCCTCCTATAATTTATTCTTATACTGCAAATCCTCTACTTATTTGAGTAGCACTAACTAATACATTAGCAACTGTACCACTAAATGCTGTATCGTCTTGGTCTAGGATTTGGAATGTAGCTTTACCTGTAGATGGGTCTTTAACATACATTGATTCTACTTGGATAACTGCGAACTCACCAGCTGCAATATCAACGTCAATATCGTCTGCGTTAGAAGCTCCGTATCCGTTAGTTGAGAACTTAACTCTACAATCAGCTGCATCACCGTTCTCTAATAGTATAATTGTTTGGAAGTCAGAGATTGCACTCATATCCAATGTTTGAGAAGCTGCTCCTGCTGTCTTAGTAAATGCAACTCCTTCATTTAGTTTTGCTTGGTTTAAGGTTATATCTGCCACGTAAATCACTCTCCGTTTCTATTATTTTATATATTATCATCATTAGGATTCAGCTGCGGTTTTAAGGTCTAGTAAACACATTTCCTTAGGCTTAACTTCTTTAGAACCATATACACAAAGTCCTTTTACTGCATCAGTGAACTTGCTTTCTGGTCTGTATCTTTCAACATCCATGATTTGCTCAGCCCATGCTACAGCTTCTTTAGTTCTAAGCACACATTTCTCTTGTACTACATCATCACTAGTAATAGTGAAGTCTAAGTTATTAGAAACATAAACTTGCATTCCTAGTAACTTACTCCAGTATCCTTCATACTTTCCTTTGATAGGATCAGTAAGGTCAGTTTCTACGATTCCTGCTAGTACAATCTTTTCCCATACAGATGGGCCTACTTCTAATACTACTTCTCTTGAATCAGTTACGTTATTTCTGTGTAACTTTCTTCTTGCAGTAGTGATTAAGTTGTAGATGTTAGCACTAGTAACAGATGTATTAGTAACACTTTCACCTGCTAAAAGGAACTTAGTAGCTAAGAATTGCTCTTGCGTATCAACCATTGCAATTGCAGCTTTTCTTATTACTTCATCCATGATACCTTTTGTGCCTTGCTTCTTATCAACTTTGTCTAATTCTACATTAAAGTATTTCTCTTCAGTGATTTGTAACTTCCTAGATTCAGGCTTAACATTCTCAATAGTTAAATCTCCGTATCTAGTGTAGTCTCTGATTGTTGGGTAGTTTAAAGAGTTGATAGTAACCTCTGAACCCTTACCCTTGATTTCACCTTCCCAGCTTCTGTTACTGTTCTTAATTAGGACATGTTGCTTATCCTTTTCTCTTAAAATTCTTTCAGCCCAAATCGATGGTATAAAAGTCGCTATTGCTGTTGACATATTAAATCACTCCTATTCGTTTTAATTAAAATATCCTGCCTTTTCAATCTTGTCATAATTTGCTTTAATCCATTTAGTTCCACCAGCACCCGATGCCATCTTATTGATATACTCCAATGAGAATGTACCTTCTTCAGCTGGTAGCTTGTCTTGTGTACTTCCTGCGCTTAATTCTTTCTTAGCGTCAATATTCTTTAGTGTGGATTGCTGTGTTTCAAGTTTCATGTTCTCAAGTATATAAGACATGTAACTTTCCTTTAGTGATGCACCACTATTTATTACCTCGTCAGGTATCTTGCTATAGTCAAACTCATTCGTCAATACTCCCTTTTTACGCATCTCCTCGTGCCAGTTCATTACATCAACGATTGCGTTTGTTTCTTGTTCCTTAGCTTTTAAGGCTTCAAGTTCTTTCTTAATACTCTCTCTTTCCATTCTCTCGTTAGCTAACTCTTTGGCTTGCTCTTCAGTAAAGCCTTTGTTATTAACTAAGTTGTTGTAAATCTCTTGTTCCTTCATTGCTTGGCTGTATTCAGCTTCAGTAGTGATTTTCTTGCCATTCCATTCATAACCTTGGCTTGCAATGTACTCATCCTTGGCTTGTTGTTTAAGCGTGGTCTGTTCCTTCTCAAACTTAGAACGCTCTCGGCTTAATCTCTTGTTGATGATGTCATCAAGTTCTGATTGGGTAAATGTTTTCTCTGTCGGCTCGGTGTGCTCCTGTACTTCTTCCACCTGTTCACTAGATTCTTCATCTACTGGCTCTGTTGTAGCTTCTACTTCCTCTACAACTTCTTCACTTACTTCTGCTTCTACTGCCTCATTCATTTCTTCATTCATATATATTCCTCCTCAGTTTAAGGTCTTGGTAGACCATAGAATCAATTTAACCTTGTTTATTGCCTAACAAGTAAGGCTATTACATTGGTTGTTGCTGTCCTGCCTGCTCTTCCATTAACATATTTTGTATCAATTCCATTGTTGCCATCTTGTCCTCTGGTCCTAACTCTTCAAGGAACTTTAGCATCATATTATACTTCTTCTCTTGGTCTCCTCCACCTAACTCCTCAATCAAGTCTTGTTGCTTAACAAGGATATTCTTCGGTATTCTCTCAAGGAATTGTACCGGTGATATATGACCAGCGTCTAACATATTCTGTAGTATAGTAATTGCTGCATCATCAGTAAATTGAGTATTAGCCCCTACGTCTACACTAGTCTTAAGGTATACATCCTCAAAGTCTGCACCAGTAAAGTCAATAGTTGTTTCAGCTTCCATACCTTCTTCATCCATTACCCTTGCATCCTCTGTAACTACTCTTCTTAGCTCTGTGTAGTAGTGTTTGTAGAACTCCAACCATATCAATCCTACATCCTCAAGGTACTGTATAAACCTTCTTCTGATACTCTCTAATGGTACGCCTGCTGCTCTTTGTTGTGCTACTATTGCACTCTTATTCTCTGTTGCTCCAGACCCTGTTACATTGTCATTGATTCCTTTTAGCTCTCTAGTCCAGTTCATTACTGTTTCAACTGTCTTGTCTACATCAATACCCATATCAGCTGGTTGCTTATGGTTTAATGCTCTTGATAAGTCCTCACCTGGTGTAGCGTTAACTGCTATTAAAGCACCTATCTGATTAGTAAATGCATTAATCATATTCTTATTATATAAAGTAATCGGCATAGCTTGTAACTTAGCGTGTAGTCCTCTTAGGCTCTCAATTACGTTTACATGCTGTTGATTAGCAATGATAAACTCTAACTCACTTAATGCAAAGAAGAATGAATCTCGCTCTTTCCACGACATATCAGCAACAGGATAAAGCTTTAACTTTGTGTTAATTGGCTCCTCTAGTGTCATATTAAATAGATGCCTAGAACGTAAGATTGTATCGGTCTTGTAGTCCTTCTCATACCTCAAGAATACTGTTACTTGGTCTGATTGGTGATTGCTAGCTTGCTCATTATAGGCCTTGTCATTACCCTCAAATGATACCTCTTTATCACCTACTATATTTTGTATCTCATCCTCTGTAAGTCCATATTTCATTCCCATTACCTTTGCTTGTTTAACTGATACTCTATACACTAAGATTATCCAATCTTGCTTTTGTATCTTCAAACAATTAGGATTTGATACATATACGTTAGCAGCTCTTACTAATTCACCTGCTATATCTCCTACTGTAACAAAGTCATTACCTGTCTTAAGCTCATTATCCCAATACCAATGAGAGAATGTCTTACCATACAGGGCCCCATGTCTTAATCCTGTTTCATTCATACTATCCATCTTAACACGTTCCCAAACCTTTTTATCACTCTCTTGGAAAGCTACTGCTGCTTTATTTACTACCTCGTTATCAACATCTAATTCGTCAACCTTACGTTCAATCGTCAATTGATTGGCCATTATAGTAGATACCTTTACATCAACTAACTGCTCTAAGAAGTTTAATGTAATAGGAATAAGGTTCTTACTGTTTACTCC